ATGCTTCCTACGGTTGACATGTCAGCCAAATGACGCTATAATATATACATTGTTAAACAAACAGGAGCAGAAATGGCTACTAAAGCACCAGCAAAAAAGTCACGCATTACTAAGAAACAAGTAACTGCACATCGTACCCGTGCAGTTAAAGACCACAGCCCAGTTTGGGAAGGATGCGAAACTTGGGATGCCGACACATTCCACCGTCATTTCAAACGTTCGATGGACTACTACCGTTTGGAAAGCGACATCAAATCTTATAAGCCGGCTGTTGTTAAATGGATGGAAACTGTTGGTTGTACCAAAGCAGACATTACAGCGTTCAAAAAAGTTAAAGACTCGCGAGTTGGTACTACAATGGGTGCCGTAGCGTGTTGTTTGAATCGTGGAATGACTCCACAACGTGCTGATTTTAATAACGGTCGTGACACTGCTGGTTGGTTGCGAGCTGAGATTGTCAAAGTTATTGCGGCCGGTAAGGACGACATCGACGAAGTTGAGGCTAAAGCACTTGAAGCCGCAAAGCCAGCAGTATATACACCTAGTATCCAAGAACGTGTACGTGATGCGGCTTATCGCATGACTGAAGAAATTGAAAATGCTATTGAAAGTTTCCAAGCTGATGCTGAAAACTTTGATCCAAAAGCATTTAAGATGCTTAATATGCTCAAAGCAGTAGAAGCAAAAGCCGCCCATGCTCGTATTATCAAAGAGTTTTACAGTAAGGACTTGGCAGAGCTTGAGGAACTTGCTAGCGGTAATGCTGACGAGCAATTGAAAGAAGGTTACAGTCATCGTAGCCGTAAGCAAATTAAGAACTTGATTGCGTTCTATCAAGAAATTATGGCGGCTTGTACTATGTTGGCACAGGAAGCTAAGGTTAATCGTGCGCCACGTGCTAAGAAGGCAGTTCCAGCAGAGAAGATTGTGGGTAAGATGAAGTATAAAAAGACTGACGAGCCATTAAAGCTGGTTAGTATTAACCCCGCCGATATCATTGGGTGCGGTGAACTGTGGATCTTTAACACTAAGACACGTAAACTAGGCAAGTATGTTGCTAAAGAATTTAACACATTAGGTGTAAAAGGCACTACAATTACTAACTTTGACGAGTTTAAGAGTATTCAAAAGACTATTCGCAAGCCCGAGGAAAAACTCAAAGAGTTTAAAGCCGCAGGCAAGGTGCAGTTGCGTAAGTTCTTAGACGATATTAACGCTACAGATACTAAGATGAACGGTCGTATTAACGAAGATACTGTCCTACTCAAAGTAGCATAATTAAAAAGCCCAGTTAATCCTGGGCTTTTTTTTGGCTTTTATGTTTGTGTCTTTTGGTATAAATATACAAAAGGACTGCCTACATGAGCCAACTATTCACCATATTAGACGATAAAATTGTTATTAACAAGGCCCTGCTACGTTATGTAGAAGGTCCTACTTCCCTTACTGGATCGCTAGAAATTATAGGCGGGGCGAGTGTAAATGATAACTTGATTGTGAGAGGCAAGATCATTGCCGATGTTATCGAAGTTAATCAGATTATTAACAAGGGACTTGGCGGAGGTAGCGGAGACACTACTAATTTTAGAGCCGAAACTGAAGAGTCATTGAACGGACAGGGTGTTACTTGGAACGTAGGTGATACTGAAAGCACTCTTGTATACCGTCCAGGCAATAGATTATACACCAACTTGCATTTGGATTTGGAGCGTGGTCGTGCTTATAAAATTGACAATATCGAAGTACTGACTGGCAACACATTGGGTAGCAGTATTAGCCGTTCAAGTTTACGTCAATTGGGACCATTGAACAATTTGATTGTAAACGGTAACGTTGAAATTGGACAGTTTGTTTACATTGATAGCGACACAGGCCGAGTTGGATTTGGTACAGAAAGTCCTAACGGATCATTTAGCATTGTTGATAACGGTACAGAATTTGTTATGGGCAGTCCGGTAACTGGTACATTTAACATTGGTACTTATACTAATCACGACGTTGCCATTACTACGGACAATATTGCCCGTGTTACGGTTAAAACAGGTGGCGATGTACACGTTGGAAATATCACAAGCCGTGGTGCCAAGTTGGTAGTACACGGTACTATTCAAGCTGAAAACATTGTTACCGAAACAAAGATCGAACGTACTGACAGTGTTAAATTTCTAGCCACCGATGGCAGTGTATTTGGTATTGGTTTACAATGGGTTGGTTCAGGCAGTCCTAAACAACTTATTTTACGTGCCGATCCAGATAGAATTTGGGCCAGTGAACATATTGAATTAGCGGCCAACCGTAATTTGATGATTAATAATCAAGTAGTGTTAAACTCAACTACGTTGGGCGCAGGTATTACCGAATCTAGTTTGACATCATTAGGTGATCTATCATCGATCACAGTAACAGGTAACACATCATTGTTAGGTAGTACTTCTGCTCAGTCAATTCATGCAAATGAAATTAACTTTGGGGAAGGTAGTCAACTAGTCAAAGTTAATGATAGAGGATTAAGTACTAGCCTAAGTTTCAACTTAACTGTTGGCGAACAAAATATTATCTATGCCGACAGCGGCAGTGTTACTATTGGCTCTTCGGAAAATACTCGTAGACAAATACGGGCATTTGGAACATTGAGTGTTAATGTAAACAATCCAGATCCAGAATTACAGTTTGCAGTGGCTGGTAATATTGGGTTCGCTGGTAGAAAATTTATTACTGGTACGGGTGCGCCTGAACAAGGTAATTACAATGTTGGCGACATTTGCTGGAATACTACTCCGCAAATTGGAGGACATGTTGGTTGGATTTGCTGTAGTGCAGGCACACCAGGCATGTGGTTTAAGTTTGGCATGATCGGTTAACCAATACTATTGACCTTTACAATTAAACCTGTATAATTACTATATGCGGACTCAGGCATTCATCCCGCAATATAAACTCTGCATGCCATTGCTTAATCAAGGAGATTACAATGGCAAAATTTTACTCAACAAAAACTTACGGAAACGACAGAGGTTTATCCTGCTGTTTTAGACAATGGCGTGCCACACACAGCCATTGCTCAACATTGCATGGTTACTCAATTGGTATCAAACTGATCTTTGAATGCGACACATTAGATGACAAAAACTGGTGTATGGACTTTGGAGGTCTTAAAGAATTCAAAGCATGGGCAGATCACATGTTTGATCACACTTTAGTTATTGCTCAAGACGATCCTCATTTAGAAATATTCAAACAGCTAAATGAAATCAAAGGCGGATTTGAAGATAGTGGCTTATGTGATCTACGTATTGTACCAGGTGTAGGCTGTGAAATGTTTGCCAAAATGGCTTATGATCAAATGGCTGAACTATTGGCTAGTGGCGATATGCGTTATCCAATCAATCCCACAGTGAGAATCAAATCGGTTGAAGTATTTGAACACGGTGCTAATTCGGCTACATACGAAGGCTAAACAATTTTGGTATATTTTATAGAGACAGTGTTTAAGCATTATTAGAATGATTAAAAAATACATTTGTTTCTTTAAAAAAAATGACGAAGTTAAAACTTTAACTTTTTCTATTAATCAAAATACATTAACAGAAGTATGGAGTTCTACTATTGAAACAGCATTGTCTAGAGGACAAAATAGTTTAGTAGGGCTCCAGAATTTGTTTAGACCCGAAGCTACTACTGAAACAATTACAGAACCGATCTCTAATATTGTTAAGATTTTAGAAAAGTATAATCCAATATTTGTTAATTCTTGGCCACCGAAATCTGATATTATATCAGGATTAAACAATTTACATTATAAATTTCAATTAACACAAGAATCAAATATATCACCATTATCTTTTTCTAAAGAATATAATGATAATCTTAACTTGTTAAATGCAAAAATACACGAAGCAGAACATGTATTAAGTGATGGGAAAAATTATGCTGTTTGGTTCATTAACCAATCATCAAACTATGGTATAGAAATAACAGATGATTTACGAAAATATTGGGGTGTAAAATTTATAAAATACAATCCGGCAAGGACACTGTATTTAGGCTATCATACAATAGGAAAAGATTTAATTACTTGCTTTATTGATAATGATACGGAAGTGATAAGAACTGAAAGTCTTAGACAGCAACTATACATTTCTACAGAAACTTTGTTTCGACTTAACCCTATGATAACTACCAATCAAAATTTAGCTATAAAAAGATGGTTAACTCGAAATAACTTAAATTCTTTTGTGGATTTGCAAGACCCTAAATATAAATATAATCAGCAACTTCCAGTATTGGGAAGGCTTACAGACAACTTATCTAATAATCAAATACTAGAAATTTGGAAAAATTGGACTTTTTTCAAAGTTGATGCAGAATAAAATAAATTAGTTACGTAAACTTTGGCGTATTTGGGCCAAGGCTTTAGGAGAAAAATCAGGCAGTTCGGACGAGAAATCGGACCGAATTGCTTGCATTAGAACGCTAGTTGTGTTAATATACATTATCACAAACTTTTTTATAATCGCAGGCGTCATAAGGCATTGGTAATGGGAAAAATAGGCTTCGCATGTAAATGGATCGATCATGCAGATCAAGTAAACGGCATCAAAAAAGATGACGATGCTAAACAATACAACACTGGTACAACTACCATAAGTTGGTTAAATAGACAGTCAAAGGATATAGCAGAGCAAAAGCTCTGGGATCTAATGGTCCAAAATCTTGCGGCTACACAAAAACTCGTAGACCGTGTTGGAGAACTCAATGAAAATCTTAGGATGGTTCGCCTTAGTAGCGATATTCTCCCTGCTTATACCGAGCCTACTTGGAGTTATTTTTGGCGTAAGCCTGACGTTGTCAGCTATTTGGATCGCAATTTTAGCCTTATTGGTCATAGTGCTCGTGCAAGCGGTACCCGTGTTAGTATGCATCCTGGGCAGTTTGTTGTGCTGGCTAGCATTAACGAAGGTATCGTCGGACGATCAATAGATGAATTCGAATACCACACCGACATGGCCCGCTACATGGGTTATGGAAAAACCTTCCAAGACTTCAAGATCAATGTACACATATCGGGCAAGCAAGGCCCTGAAGGCATACGCAGAGCATACGGACGTCTTACACCAGAGGCCCGTAATTGCCTTACTATCGAAAATGAAGAAAATTCTTGGGGTCTAGATGACTGTTTATCTATTAGCGATATCGTTCCTATTGTGCTTGACGTACACCACCATTGGATTCGCGAAGGGGAGTATATCCTTCCGACAGACGATCGTGTTAGGCGTGTCGTTGATAGTTGGCGTGGTCTGCGCCCTACTATGCATTACTCAGTTAGTCGTGAAGATTACCTTGTGGAGCATGACAAACTTGTCGCACCTGTTCATGCCCAACTCCTTCTAGACGGATATAAGAAACAAAAACTAAGGGCACACAGTGACTTTTATTGGAATCAAAAAACAAACGAATGGGCAATAACTTTTCTAAACCAGTTCGACATAATGTGCGAAAGCAAGGGCAAAAACCTCGCCAGCCTGGAACTGTACAATCAAGCCAAAAGCTATCTCGAGAACAACTAATACATAGGTTGGAAACTCTTAGAGAAGAGCTAGAAGAAAATCCTAATTTGAATGATCAGCGTCAAGCTCGCATTCAAGAGGATATGGCTCGATATTCAGAGCAACTAAACAAGTTTTAATATAAGGGCATTGCGCCCTTATATTATTTCGCCGCTTTTGGAGTACGTGGCTTTTTAGCCGCCGGTGCTTTTTTAGCCGCAGTTTTCTTGGCCGCTGGCTTTTTAGCCGGAACCATAGATTCTACAACTGCTTGGGTAGCTTGTTCTGTAACAGTACCGTCAGCCTTAACAACGGGCGTTTCAACCTTGTAAGGCACCTCTACAACCGGTGCTTCTTTAGGACCAAATCCAAATAGTTTTTTAATGTGATGTAACATAGTTAATCTCCTGTTTTCTATTTATACAGTTATAATTGGCCTATAGTTTTTAAACTACTGGCTGGTATATCCCAAACTTTACGGGCTTCTACTCCTTTCATTTGTGCAAACTTTTTAGGGTCACAATCTGCACACACATGGTAGAAATTGTTGTTTATACGTTTAGGATCCATTGATCCTTTATCTCGATATATTACTTCGCTACAAGCATCACATTGTAATACAACTACTGTTTTTTTACGTGTATAGGTATGAGTAATACCCCTATTGCTGGTGCGTACATGGTGTGATTCTCTAAACTCAGTGCGAATGAACATATACTATTTACATTAAGGTTATAAAATTGCTTTGATAAATATCATATCGAGGGCAAATATGATTACTATATCAGCGTCAGCAAAGACAAAAATCAAAGATCTTCTTTACGAAGAAGGCAATCCTAACTTATCATTACGTACTTTTGTACAAGGCGGAGGATGTAGCGGATTTAGTTATGGTTTTACATTTGACGAAATAGCAAATGATGACGATTTTGAAATCCCGTTAGATGAATTTAAGGTGCTTGTGGATGCAATGAGTATGCAGTATCTTACAGGTGCAGAAATAGATTATAAAGAAGAACTAATGGGTTCATCTTTCACAATTAAAAACCCAAATGCAAGTACTACTTGCGGTTGCGGTTCTAGCTTCGGAGTTTAATAAACATGTCACGTCAAGAAATAGATATTGGTATACAAGGTAATGATGGAACAGGCGATAGTATTCGTGACTCGTTCCGTAAAGTAAACGAAAACTTTACTGAAATTTATGCTGTTTTTGGAGCTGGTGGAACCATTAATTTTACTGCATTGGGTGATACTCCGGATTCATATACAAATAATCAAATATTCATTACCAATGATGCCGGTACTGCAATTTTAGCTAAAACCTTAGTTGGAGTGGGCGGTGTAACTATTGACCAAACTTCAACTCCTGGAACTATAAAATTAATAGGATCGCAGAGTAATTTATATGCTGACGGTGCTCCACGATTGGGCGGCCCGCTAAACGTTAATAATTTAGCTATTGGTAATATTCCAGATCCTAGCGATTCGTTAGTGGCCAGTTTCAATTCAACTTATGCTAGCCTTGGAATCTCAACAACTATTGGAAAACTTGCAATTAGTAAAGGATATGCTGACAGTCATTATGTTGGTAAAGGCGATGGCAATCAAGTAATTGGTGCGTTAAATATTCGAAGTGAACCGCTTAGTCCTGAAATTGCTGATCCAAATTATGATCCAACATTAACAGGTAATTACTTAGCTACAGAAGCATTACCGCGTAAATCCGCTGTATATCGTGGTGGAGATACAATGTTAGGTAAACTAACACTAAGTGATCATCCATCACCCGTAGCAGGATTTGGAACTCCAAACAGTGCAGACGATAAACAAGCCGCTACTAAATTCTATGTTGATAACGAAGTATTTGTTAGTTCGACTAACTTGTATGTTCGCACCGACGGTGATGATACCCAATTAAAAACACCTCCTGGACGTGAAGGTCGTAACTGGGCTCACGCTTATAAAACTATTAGTGCGGCCGCATTACAAGCTGAAACTTTACAAGGTTTAGCAAACTTAGAGCCAGGCCCATATCGTCAAAAAATCAGTTATACTATTAGTCCTAACACATATACTTCAACAGTGCAAAGTGTTGGATTGACTGGCGGCAACAGCGCAGTACAAGGATATGTTGATGCGGCCGCTTTATTAACTGCAAACAAAGCATTTATCCAAGCAGAAACTATTGCTTATATCAATAACAAATACGTTAACGTATTCACATATGACCAAGTAAAATGTCAAAGAGACGTTGGCTTAATTTTATCAGCCATTGGTACCGACCTTGTAGTTGGCACTAATTTTAACAGTGTCCAGGCCGCTACTTCATATTTTGAAAAACAAAGTTCAACAGTATTATCTAGTCAATTAATTCAAACCATTGATGCTATCAACTATGCACGAGATCAAGTATTAGCATTTGCATATGATTCAACTTCTCTTACTACGTATCTTAATACTGTAATTGATGCATTAAACTATGATATGGTGTTGAATTCCAACTATCAAAGCCTTACTGCGGCCAGATATTTTCCATATGCTGGAACTGGATTAAGTATAACAGAAATTGTTGGGGCACTGGGTCAATTAAAACTTGAACTAGCCAACTTAGCTAAGATCAATGCATTAACTGTAGACCTTGCTGTAACTAGATATAACAATAATATTAACAGTATGATCACAGTTGTTCAAGGAGGACTTGAACCAACAGTATCTATGGTCGAAACTAGTGCATCAAGTACAGCCAAGAAAAGTGCTAGAACATTATTATTAAACAATATTCCGTTTGTAAAAGCTGAAATAGTTGCGTGGCTAGCCGCTAATTATCCTAAATTAGCATATAGCCAAACAACTTGTAAGAGAGATATACAGTATATCATCGAAGCTATAGCGTACGATCAGTTATATGAAGGTAACAGCCGTACTATCTATGCAGGACAACGTTACTGGTCTAATGCAACACGTCAAATTGCCTACAGTGAATTGGCCGCTACTAAAGGTGCTTACATTTATTTAAAAACACTTTTACAATCGGTAATTAGCAATACTAGTCCTGCACAAGTTTATCAAAATTCAGTTATACAGTATCAAAATCAAACCTACACAGGTGGTAGTTCTCAAGCCAATACTATTAAAAATTTAGTATCTTTAATTTCTGGAACCACACTTGCCATTACAGCTACTAGTTCTTCAACAGGTATTACAACAACCAACAGTTCCGATCTAACACTTGGCATGGTTGTAACGATAGACAATACAACTCCTATTACTGTAACTGGTTTTAGCAGTAAAACTGGTTCAGGCCCGTATCTAGTTACACTAGTAATTCCAACACAAACTAGTATACCTGTAACAAATTCATCATTTACAGTAGCTGGAAATAGTAACACTAGTTATAATGGTACTGTTACTGTTAACTCAGCTACATCAACTACCGTTGTATTAAATTACTCGATTGATCCTGGAGTGTATGGCGGTGGTATAACAACCATTACTCCATACTTTGGTGGATTGACTGCTGGCGGAACATACTATATTGTAGAGATTGCAGACAGTACACATTTCAAATTAAGTTCAAGTCAGGGTGGCAATGCGGCATCGTTAACTAACACACAACTTACAACAAATGTTTCTTGGGCTGGATTATTAACTATCAATAGTCCTCCAACTAATACTCCTCCAACATACAATGCAGGCGCGGCTCCGCTTCCTACAGTTTATGGTAATGTTGGTAGTGCCAAGGCCACTGCAATTACAAACATAATTACATTTGTTAATAATACATATCCGTATATTAGCAATTCTCCTGCCATTACACAAATTAATAATTTATTCAAAGTAATGACAGACATATTGGCAGGTAGTTTGGCTAACAGAACTGTTGTAACTATAACTAAACCTGCATCTACTAGTAGTACTAATCATAGTGCGGCACAATTATTGTTACTTAATAGCACATTTATTGCGGCTGAAGTGATTGGGTGGATTAAACAAAACTACGCATCTCTTACCTATGTAGATGCTGACGGTCGAGATCAATGGGAAAAAGATATACAGACATTTGTTGAAGCAGTTGCATATGATTTAAACTATACAGGGTTAAGTGGTTCAACTACCGCGGCTAATCAGTTTTGGACAAGTGCATTAGTAAATGGTGTAACTACGTATACTAGCGTTATCGATCCGTCAGAAAAAGCGGCCAAGGTTGCTAGTATTGGTTATGCGCAAGCCATGTCTGCGTATATTATCGGTAATAATGCACCGGTAGGATTATATCAAAGTCAAATACCAAAGACTGCGATTTATGCTAGCAAGTCAGGTGTAGCACCAAATATACTAGTAACACTCACAATCCCAACAAGAATTGTACCTATTGCTGTAGGATCAAATGTTACTGTGCAAGGAAATTCAACAGTAGCATACAATGGATCATTTGTTGTTGATGCTAGTACAGCATCTACCGTCACACTGATATATCCAACAGACCCGGGCGCATGGAGTATTGCTACTACTACATATTTTAGTATTGCTCAGGTTACTAGCGGAACTTATGTAGACGGCGCAGGTGCTGTTACGGTAATGAACGCTAAATGGGACAGGCTAGTTGCAGTTGTTGATACTAATCCTCCTAATTTAGTTACTGCCGGCCCAGATTTAACCGACAGTTCATATGCTAGTACCGGTTATGTTGCCGTTAGAAATGTGATTATAGGCAATTCTTCAACAGTAGCTCAAGCAACTACCACATATCTAAATACCAAATACAAAGGCGGCTTTAGTTATAATGAAGCAACTTGTCGACGTGACGTTGGTTACATTGTAGATGCAATGAGCATTGACTTGCTAACTGGCGGAACATATCAAAGTATTAACGCAGGTAAAAGCTATTATAGAAATGCCAGTGCTAAAGCTGTTGCTATTGGTACACAGAATACAGAAACAATTGACGGCATTATATATGCCAGAACACTAGCATTACAAGTTTTAAATCAAACTGTTGCTACACGTTATCAAGTATTATCAACACAGACATCTGATGTAACTAAAAATGCTAATCGAGGGTATACAGCTACCGCTACATATTCAAGTGCATCCACTGTTACTTTGAATGTGACAAGTGTTAGCGGAACCATTAAAGTAGGTATGACTGTAACTGGTACTGGCTTTAGTGCTGGACAAGTTGTTACGGCTGTAAATGGAAATCAACTTACCCTAAGTGCGGCCGCTAATGATATTATTTCCGGTACTCCAGCACTGACATTTACACTTACTGCCATAACAACATTTACTAACAATTATAATACAATGTTAAGCATTGTACAAAACGGTATTGGTGTTGCACCTACGGCAGATTTTGGAACTGGTATCTATACTATTACATTCAGTAACGGTGGTAACGGATATGTTGACCAATGCCCTCCTGGCGATTATAATATTTTACCAGGAAAGATTCTTAAGGGTGTTAACTCAAGTGCTACCGCTAACATCTTAAGTTATGCTCCAGGGAATGGTTCAAATGTTGATACAATTACTTGCCAATTATTGCAACCTGGATTCTTTACTACCAGCGAAGAATTAGAGTATGCTGAAAGTGTCGGTGCTAATCAAATTGTTATCTTTGTCGAAGCTGGTGTTTACGAAGAAGATTATCCAATACGATTAACCTCTGCTGTGTCTATCAAAGGCGACGAATTCCGTAGAACAATTATACGACCAAAAGATCGTATAAGTCAAAGTCCATGGCGCAAATTATTCTTCTATCGAGACTCCGTAATTGACGGTATGCAAATTGGACCTATCGATACCAGTAACGACTTTGTACCAACTACACTTATTACTAGCTTTTCTAGTAAAACTAGTGCGGGTGGGGGTGCGTATGATGTTGTATTCAACATTCCAACACAAACATATAAACCAAGTACATCGATAACATATACTGTTACAGGCAATACTAATTTGTCATACAACGGTACATTTACATGTACCGCTAGTTCAACCACACAAATTACCTTACGTTACCCAAGCGATCCTGGTACATTTAGCATAGCAACATTGACTAGTATAAATCCGTTAGTTACTGCTACTATTAGCGGAACAACTGGTAAAATTACAATTACATTGAGTAGCAATGCGCAAGCCAGTGTCGATTGGCTAGGTTATGTTTTCCAATCTGATGTATTAGATTCAAACGGTAAACCTGGAAAGGCGTTTGTTGACAGCGTGTCTGGTAATTTTATGAACTGTACAGTAATGTATCCGTTCACTCAAACTGGTGTTGCTTCAATTAATTATACCAATGCTTATACATTTACTGTTGGTGAAACCATTACACAAAGCGGAACATCAAGTAGTGCTACTGGAGTAGTTATATCAGCAACTTCAACGGCAGTAACTTATAAAGTTACCTCTGGCATTATGAATACTACCAACGGTGCTATTATTGGAGCATCAAGCGGGGCACAGGCCAGCGTAAGTTCTATTTCGTTTGGTGTTCTTGCACCAACATCATGGCACTTATACCTAACTAAGAATTATGGACGTCATTATTTGGTAGATCCGTTAGATGTTAACAGTACTCCGTTGAACAATAAAGAGTGCGATGTGTTCTTGTGTGCAGATGCAGTACGTGTTAATAACTTGTCAATCCAAGGACATGGTGGATTTGCCATGGTATTGGATCCAGAAGGTCAAATTAAATCTAAATCACCATATGGGCAAGTGTGTACTAGTTTTAGTCGTAGTCAAAACAAACAAGTGTTTGCCGGTGGACAGTTCGTAGATGGATTTACAGGACGACTATTTGGACAAATTACAACAGCAAGTGCAGATGGATTTACATTAACTGTAACCGGTGGTCTTAATAGTGGTTTAGACATACGTGCTCCGCAAACACCAACAGCTTTCTTTGTTAAAGGTGGACGTTATCAAGTCAATACTGTAAGCAATTATGCTCAGACATTTGATGTTAACGGCAATATTATTGGTGGTAGTGTACAATTAAATCTTGGTGCGTCTACTCCATGGTTAGGCGGTGCTGGTCAAAACATTAATATTGAAATGGCTGGTAATAAGAGTATGTTGGCCAATGACTTTGCTATGATTAACGACTTAGGTTACGCAATTCTTGCAACTAACGGCGGTATCACTGAACAAGTTTCAACGTTTACATACTATACATGGACTAGTTTCTGGTCATTGAACGGCGGACAGATTCGTTCTGTTGGTTCATCATCAGCACATGGTACATACGCTTTACGTGCTACTGGATATGACGTAACTGAAAAACCAGATAGTGTTTCACTTGCACAAAACTTAGCGCAAACAGCACGTATTTTTAACCCAACAACCTTACCACAAAGTTCACAAGGTAATGCGTTCTACGGTAACATGAATACTACTGCTATTAGTGTTTACATTTACGGTTACGATTATTTTCCAACACAAATTACTGAACTTGAAATTGATCATACATTAGCAGGTAAAGGCATTGTACGTTATCAAATTAACTCAATAAGTCATACAACTGTTTATGTTCCAGTAGGTAGTATTGGATCTAACTTTGCTTACACTACTGCTACATTTGCTACCGGCAGTACCTCAAGTAATATCATAACTGTCAACAGCAATGCCAATATTAAAATTGGACAAACTGTAACAGGTACTGGATTTACACGCAATCAAAAAGTTACTGCGGTTAGTTTAGATAGTATTACTGTAACATTAAATGGAGCACCTGATTCGACTCCAACAGGTACATTGTATTTTAGTGACACTATAACTGTTGGTGGTTCTAGTTTGGGTGGTATTTCAAGTACATTCAGTGCCAATACTGCTAATGGTTTAAATTATCTAGCTAGTGTAGGAACATTGGCCGCGATACGCCCTAGCCCTGCATTATTGATACAGGGGTACCTAAGCAAAACTGGAACAGGCCCATATTTGGTAACATTCCAAATACTAACACAAGCTTCAAGTCCAGCACTTACCGCTGGATATGTTGTTAGTGGTAATACAAATTCAAGCTATAACGGTTCTTATACTGCAACTGCAAGTACAACTACTAGTGTTACATTAAGTTATGCCAGCGATCCCGGAGTATTCAGTAGCACAAATTACACGGTAATTATGCCGCCGTCAACAACAGCCGCAACTTACTTAACAAAAACTGGAAGTGCTCCAACCGTAAATGTTACATTTACTATTTCGGCAGTAACTACTTTACCGTTAGTAGGCGGACAATTTACTATTGCTGGCAATGGTAATGCCAGTTACAATGGAACATTCTTATGTACTGGTAGTACATTAACTAGCATAACATTACGTTATACAGCTGATCCTGGTGTAAGCAGTGGATCAGCTACAACTTATAACTTCAACGGTTCAACTATCAGTGGGCCCAACGTTCCGTTTAATTCTACTGCATTGGCGACAACTGGCGGTAATACTATTATCTTAAGCAATAATGCTACAGCAACTGGTGCTGGCTTAACATTTAGTTCAAATGCGGGTAACGATTTAACAGCCTATGTTACTGGACTTGTTAATACTGCGGTGTCAACATTTACCTATGCTGGTAATGCCGTTCCTGGAGGTAGCGCAACATACTCAAACTTGTATCAAACTTTGAGCAGTGCTATCGGTGTATATGCAAACTTTAATATCACAGTAACACCAAATTTTGCAGGTGGTACTATTGGTACTATTGCAGGTAGCGGCACACAAGGCGCACCGTGGACAGCAACTATTACTGGTATGACTTCTACTACTGGTATGGTAGTTGGTAACACATTAAGTGCTACCGCAGGTACAGGTACATTGTTTGGTGGTACTCCAACAACAGTTATTATTACTAGCATTGCATCCGGTACAAGTATCACATACGCAGTTGTAGGCGGTACTACACCGACAGCTGGAACAGTCACAAGTATTTTAACTGCTAGTGCATATACAAGTGCTACTATTGGCGGACAAAACGTTTTACTATTGACATTGAGTACCAGCGGCTCAGGCGGAACATCAAGTACTGGCTTAGCCGCTCCGTTGTATGACGGACAACTTATTCAATTACGTGTATTACAAAACTTTAAGTTTTATGAAATTGATAACGTTAACCCAACTCGTCCGAGTACTGCTGTTCAGTTCACAGACAATTTGGGTAGTATCTATCGTGTTCTTACATATAACTTGACAGAAGCTACAAACGAGATACTACCTGCTAACCAAGCTGTGTTAAGTACAGATCAATCATTCTCTTATTATCTGTTCCAAGCAGATACTGGAAACATTACCAAAGTTGATCCAGTAGACGGTGGCACAAAGACCATGGGTGCTACTCCCGGCGATACTCGTATTGCTGTTACTTTATTTGGACCACAAAGCTCGATTGACCAAATTAATAAAGGCACATACGCTTTTGCATTCGGTGGCAAAGTGCATACCATCAGTAGTTACACTCCGCCTGTTACAACCACAATTATTTCCGGTTATAACCCTACTGGATCAAGTACAACTACTCTTGTATTAGGCGGAGTATTTACAGGAACTATTGCTAACAGTTCATCTACAATTACATCTGTAAGTAGCTTTACTGGACTAGTAGTTGGTGAAGCAATTACAGGTTTTGGTATTCCTGCCGGTACAACTATTATTAGCATTAACACCGGTACTTCAACTATCGGTCTAAGTGCGGCCGCTACCGGTACAGGTAGTGGTATAAGTTTTATTTACGGCAGTGTTGGTCAACCAGGCGCGGCCGCGCCAATTACCACCGGAATGGTTATAACCGGTGTTGGATTTACTACTGGACAATCTGTTAGCAGTATTGTTAGTAACACCATTGCATCATTTGTTATTGCAGACACAGTTGGAACTATAACTGTTACTAGCAGTACTTACGTAGTTGGTGAAGCTATTACTATTAGCGGAACATTTGGTGGTACTGGTTCTTTAGTAGTTGGTGGAACAACATACAGTTCAGTTGGCACTAGCAACTTAACTGCTGGTGTTATTTTCTATGTTGGTAAAGTAAACAGTGCTACTAGTATTCAGTTGTCTAGTACATACGCCAACGCCATTGCAACAAGTCCTGTGTTTATTACTAGTACAACAGGTACACCAACAGGCTTAACTTATTCAAGAGTTAGTAATACAGTAGTTTTAACTGCTGGGCCGTCCAGCACTCCAAGCGGTAGTTTGACTTTCACCAAGTCAACAGTTCCGTATATCACATTGGGTGCTACCAAATACAGTATCACCAGCACAAGCGCAAGTCCAATTACCATTATAAGACCACAAAGCATAGGTCAAGTTGCGGCCACTTATGTACCAACCGGAAACTTTACTGGTAATATCACCAGTGCCAGCACCAGTATTATTGGTGTAAGTAGTTTAACAAATCTTAGCGCAGGAACAAGTATCGCTGGAACAGGTATACCTGGACAGGCAACAATGATTGCAGTAAGTACAACCAGCCCAAGCACAATCAATCTCAGTGATGCCAGTGGTTTGGCTGTTGGTAATCTGATCACATTCGATCCAACACAAACAACGTTTGGTGGTATTCCAGTTGCTGGCCAATTGAACGCTTCATCAACCTTTGCAGGATCTGGTGCTACTGGTCTTAGTGTAACTAGTGCGGCAACATATACTGCTGTGCCAACTAAATCTAGTAACGGTACAGGTACTGGTGCAACATTTACTATTGTTAAATCAGGTGCCGGTACAGCCTATGCAAGCAACGTAACTATAACACTAGTATATGGTGGCGCTGGTTATGCTGTTGGTAATACTATTACTATTTCTGGTATACATTTAGGCGGCTCTGACGTTACTAATGACATGACATTTACTATTGCTGGTGCTGTGGCACAAGCTAGCTATTATGTTAAAACAATATCTACTAATGCTATTACTATTGCTACCACTCTTGGTGGCACAGCAATTACTGGTATTAGCACCGTGGCCGCTACAAGCACTATTGCATCATTTGCATTTGCAGATAGTGCTGGCACTGCTACAGTTACTAGTGGAACATATACTGTTGGGCAAGCTATTACAGTTACTGGCACATTTAGTGCTGGTGCTATTTCAGGTTATGTCACTGGTACAACATATTATATTGGTAAGGTAACTAGTGCTACAAGTATTCAAATAACCAGTTCGTTTACTAAAGCAACTGCTAGTACACCAGTATTTGATTTATCGACTAGTATTGGAACAGCGACACCCGGTGCTACATTTACACTAACTCAAAGTACCATCAATGCTAGAACAGACAATCCGATTGTAAGCACCAGTAGTACTACAGCATTTACCGGAACTCCAACTAATGGCAGTGCTACACTAGCAAGCATTAGTAGTTTCACTAATTTGGTTGTAGGTGCTCCAATTAGTGGAACAGGTATTACAGCTGGTACAACTATTGTATCGTTGAATACTGGTGCAAGTACTATTACAATGAGTAATCAAGCTGGATCAGCTGGATCTGGTAGTGCTCAAACAATAACTTGTACAACAAACACTGTTGTATTATCAGCACCTGCAACCGCTACAGCCAATACACAATACTTGACTTATAATAATTTAAGTACAAGCATACTAGTATACACTAGCGACCGTACCCAGTATATTAAAGCAGGCATGACTGTAACTGGTAATGGATTCACCAGCGGCCAGACCGTTGTTAGTGCAACAGCAAGTACAAGTGGTGCACCTACTACTACTATTGTAGTAAGTTCGTCTCCAAACAGTACACCATTTGGTGTAGTAGGGTTTACTGATTTAACTAGTTTAACTACACCATTCTATATAACATTACGTATACCAGATCAGGCCGCGGCGCCTGTTGTAGACACGTTCTATCTAGTGTCGGGAAATGGTAATGCTGATTACAACAAATATGTTCAGTGCGTTGCCAGTACAACTGGAACTATTACACTTGCATATCAAACCGATCCACAAAGTACTGTAACAACTACTTACAATCCTACGGGAAGTTTAGTTTCAATAACAGCAGGATTGACTATTAAAGTTGCAAGTTCTACTGGTATTAATATTGGAGATGTTATTAGAGGCGGTGGCACTGGTGGCTTCTATGCAGGACAAACTGTTACTGGTATAAATGCAGACGGGGTTACATTGACTATTAGTGGTAACCCAGCAGGAACTCCAACAGGCAACTTAAACTTTACTGCTCCGTTCCAAACTGTTGCAACTACAACTATTACTCCAATTATTACTGGTATTAGTCGCCCGATGAACGGCACTGTAGCGCAACCGTTACGTGCTGGTTATTTGCAAGGGGCGGCCGCACAGATTACTACACGTATTAGTACATGTCGTGTTACTGCTCATGACTTATTAGATATTGGCACTGGTGGTTATAATACTACTAACTATCCATATCAAATTTATGGTAACCCATATCAGAAGGCGGATCAAACTAAGGAAGTATTAGAAGAAACTGTAGGCCGTGTGTTCTATGTAACTACTGACCAAAACGGTATTTTCCGCGTAGGTCGATTCTTTACAGTTGACCAAGGTACTGGTACTGTTACATTCTCAGCTTCAATTGCGTTGAGTAACTTGGACGGTTTAGGATTTAAACGTGGTGTTACAGTTAGTGAGTTTTCAACAGACAGCTCAATGACCAACGATGCGTCAGATACTGTGCCAACCCAAAGTGCTGTACGTGGATACATTGATAATCGTTTAGGCGTACAACACTCAGGTGCTACTACTCCGGCAACTGCATTAATTGGTTCTGGTTATATGAACCTAAGTGGACAGTTGCCGATGAAAGGTAATATGTCAATGGGCGGCTTCACAATTGGTAGTATGGGCTTGCCGATTTTACAAACAGATGCAACTAACAAATTGTATGTTGATAACGTTGTTAATGCTCGTGATAGCTTTTATAAATTAAAAGATACCGCGGCAACAATGCAATACAATACTGTACAAAGTCAAATTGCAGTATGGGGTTTTACAAATACTAATAACACTGGACAAGCAGGCGCATGGACCAACGCTAGTTTTGCCAGCACATCCGATTTACTTATTAACTGGGACGGCTCAACTTTAACCAGCACTGTCCAAGGTGCTGTTGTTGCTACAACTTATGTTAGTGGCGGTACAGCGGGTAGTGGATCATTTACAGGAGCAATCAGTGGTAACGTATTAACTGTAACCGGATCACCATCTGTAACCATTGTTAAGGGTATGATATTAACTGGTGGAAGTGTTTCAGCAGGTACTTACATTATTGATACCGGTTTAACTACAACATCTGCCAATGGTACAGGCGGTGTTGGTACATATATTCTTAATAATAGCCAAACAGCAACGTGTACTGGCGGTACTGTATTCTTATTAACATTAAACAGTTCAACTGGAATCTTGCCAGGGATGATTATTAGCGGCACTGGTTATACAGGAAGCCAGTATGTAACAGGTATTACTAACACAACCGTTGTTACAATGAGTGCCGTTTATAACAGTACTCCAAGTGGAAGACTAACATTTACACGTAACGGTAGTATTATTGACGGTAAAGTAAGTTCAACGGCCGCTGTTGCACAAAGCAAATTAGCATTGCAATTGTCCACTGCCTCAAATGCAGTAGCACCAACACTAACAACAGTTAACGCAGGAAGTTTTGTTATAGGCAAGCGTTATAGAATTAGTAGTGTCGGGACAACAACCAACTGGACTATTCCTGGAAATGCTAACTGGGTAGGCGCAAGCGGTGCTGGAGTAGTTGGTACAATATTCCAAGCTGTCTCAATTGGTAGTGGTGATGGGCAAGCCATCGATATGGATGCGTTACAAGCCGCTACAGGGTTAAGTCAATACGACAGCACACAATTTACAATAACTGATGGTTGGGTTACTGTAAAAACAGCTACAGATAATAGTACAGGTATACCTGCAACTAAATTAACATGGATTGCGGCCAATAGTGTATTGGCCAATATTAGTGGTGTTGTTGGCGCAGTTAGTGTTACAACTACACAGGCTATGGTGGCTAACGGTGATGGTATACGTAATCAAGATATTCCAGCTACTGGCACTAGTACCAATTTACCGTCAGGCAACACAGCGGCCGCCAACTCAGCTACCACTGGAGCTGTAATCAGATCTGGTACTAAAGCATACGGTGTTATTGGTGTTACGGCTACCGGTGGTAACTATAGTTTAGTTCAAACAGATAGTAACGGTGTTATTGATGTTAAAGGTATCAAGATTAATTCGTTGCCAACTAGTGGAAATATTTTTGCAATTTCCACAACAACGTTAGAATTTTACACACCGGGTAATGTTAAATTCATGCAGAGTGTTGGAGCTTCAACAGCTACTAATACATTCTATGGATTAAATGATTTTAGTCAGACTGGTGCCACATTACAAACTAAGACACTAACAACTGGTGCAAGTGGAACTGGCGGAACTGTAACTGGTAATTGGCAATGGGCATCGGGCAGTTATCTTGATGCATCATTGGTTACTTTAAAATCTACTACAATTACTACAGGCGCTGATGCAACAGGCGGTACTATACAAGGCACCTGGACCTTGGTTGGTGCAAGTAAATTACAAGCTACCTACGCTGACATTGCAGAATACTATGAAGGCGACAAAGAGTATGAGCCAGGAACTGTGTTGGTGTTTGGTGGAGACAAAGAAGTTACAACTACTGATGCAATGAACGACACACGTTCAGCTGGTGTGGTAACAACTAACCCAGCCTACATAATGAACGAAGGCCAGACTGGTGTGCGTGTTTGTATAGCATTGGCTGGTCGTGTGCCATGTAAGGTAGTGGGCCGTGTTAAGAAAGGCGACATGTTGACAACAAGCAGTACACCGGGCTATGCTGTAAAAGCAACTGATCCAAAACTGGGTAGCATTATTGGCAAGGCACTGGAAGACAAAGACAACGGCGAAGCTGGAGTTATCCAAGTAGCTATCGGGAGAGTATAATGGCACAACAAACTATCAACACAGGAACAGCGGCCAATAGCAAAAACGGTGATCCGTTGCGTACAGCATTTACTAAAATAAATGCCAACTTCACTGAACTGTACGCCGGGGGTGCAAGTGAGACACAGTTGACCAATGGTAGTCAAACAGTTACCCTAGGAGCAGATGGTAACATAACATTACCAACCGGTGGTCTAATCCGCAATGGTTATCCAGGGCCTGCTGGAGGATCTGGAGATGGTTCAAGTTGGTTAGTAGCACCTACAGGCGGTGGCGGAGTTGTTAGTCCAGATGGCAAACAATACATACAGGTAGACAATGTTGGTCTATTCATAGGTACTAATTTTACTGCTAGTACTGGATATCAATGGGCCTTTGGCAATGATGGTGCACTAACATTCCCAGATGCAACTGTTCAAACCACAGCCTACACTGGGACAAGTACTACTAGAAGTGCAGGGTCAGTTGCAGGTGCAGGCACAGTTACTTTAAATTATAGCACTGACAGACTAGTCCGAGCCACAGCCGCAGGCAGTACTATAACCATAGCACATAGTAATATTGCTGTCGGCAAAGTAGTAGATTTAGTGCTATCAAACACCAGCGGTGCGTCTTGTACAGTTACATACGGCGTACCAAACGGCAACACCATTGGCAACACTTCAACGTTTGCTATTGGGAATGGTACTACCCATGTATTCACTTGCAGAAGTTTTGGAACAACAACCACTGACGTGTATGTCACAGTAGTCTAATACGGTAAATATACTAAAGAGAGCGCAAACATGCCAATTCAAACGATTAATGTAGGAAGTTATGCAAACGACGGGTCAGGTGATGACTTGCGTACGGCATTTAAGAAGGTTAACGAAAACTTTTCGTTGCTTGGAACTGACATTCCAATTTCCCAAGCATCAAACTTGGGTGTAAACACCATTGTTGTTAATCGTTTTTTAACTAAGACAGGCACTGGCCCATTTTTAGTAACACTAATTATCAGTCAGCAAAGTGTTATACCGGTAGCTAATCAATATTTCTATCTAACTGGCAACACGAATACACTGTATAACGGACATTGGTTCTGCACCGCCAGTTCTTCAACACAGATTACACTACGTTATCCCACAGATCCCGGCATTTATGGAACTGCTGACGGTACAATTATTAGTTCAACAGTGGGTGTTTTTAAAGATAAAAACGATACTACCGCAGAATTTAAAAGTTTAACCAGTAGTGATAACAGTATTAACATTGTTCCTGGCGTAAATATTATCGATTTAAAAAGTGCGGCTGGAGTTGTTAACGACCCAGCACCGTCATTAGGTGGTGATTTAAATATTAACGGTCGTAGATTGATCGATACCGTAGGAACAGGAGATGTGCAAACTACAATATATGGGATTCGTGTCGATGTACTGGATGCCATGTTTGCCATGCTGATGCAAACAAACAGTTTCAATATAGATATGGGTGTTGTTATAGGAAATTATAATAATATAGATTTAGACATGGGGTACACTTCATCTGGTCTAGGGCCATTAGTTAGAAATAATCTAGACTTTGGTATAATTTAATTGTCTAAATTGCCGGAATTAAAAGATGCTTAATATTTGGACACAACCATCCGGATACACATTACCAGGTGTATCCGGCCTTACTGGAAATCTTGCACTAGACACCGCAAGGACAACTTTTGACGGGGGTTCGACTTTATTCGATGCCGGAACATTCCAAGAACGTGTGGTTGTAAATATTCCCTTACCAATACTTCCACAGTTTGGTACTCCAACACCTCCACCTTATGATGGAACTGGACATCATCCAACAGCACCATTACGTAATTCAGCAGGATCTTTATTTGCCCGTGCTGAAATAAACAGTTATGCAGACGGCATATATGCCATGCGCACTGATTTACCTAACCCTAGAACTATTAGTAATAATGTGGTATGGGACCGTGTAAACGAAGGCGAAGAATTTGACCCAACTGGATACAGTGGATTTATGTATGCGTTTGGACAATTCTTAACGCACGATTTAGAATTTGCACGTGAAGGTCACACATTTATTCCAGTAACTGTTCCAGCAGGGGATGAAAATTTAACACCTGGAAGTTTTATTCCAGTTGCTCGAAATCAACTAGCACCGGGTACAGGTGCTAACGGTGTTCCAGGACGTACAATAAATGATGTCACAGGCTGGATTGATCTTAGTGTTGTTTACGGTGTAGCGTACCCACCAGGTGTAGCTCAAGGCCTAACATCATTTAATAATCCTGTTATTTTGCGTGAAGGCGGAAGTGTAGCAACAACTGGTAAATTACGAACTTCTCAAAATGGTATGTACCCGCCAGTTGATGGTCAAGGCAATTATATACTAGGTGATCCTCGAGGCAATGAAAATCCAGATTTATTAAGTATGCAAACTCTATGGTTAAGAGAGCATAACAAGATAGTTGACTACTTGACTGCATTACATCCAACTTGGGACGGGGAAAGATTATATCAACGTGCCCGTGCTATTGTTATTGCTGAATTCCAAAAGATAACATACGACGAATGGTTGCCAAAAGTTATAGGTACTGTACCTGCATACGCAGGATTTAAACAAAGTGTTGATGCAAGTATACCTATAGAATTTTCAGCGGCCGCACTACGATTTGGTCATAGTATTGTATCAGGTGCGCAGGATCGTATAGACGAACAAGGAAATATTACAGAGGCGCTGTCATTAGCTGAAGCATTTGGTATTCAAGGTCCTAACTATGAACGCAATGGCGGTGCAGACGGATTCTTGCGTAAACTGGCCGCGGACATTACAAATAAATTAGACGTACATATTATTGAAGATTTGCGTAATTTGTTAGACGCTCCTCCTGCCGCACTAGATTTAGCCGCAACAAATATTCAACGTGGCCGAGATTTAGGATTACCATTATTAAATCAGATGCGTACCTTGTTAGGTTTACCTGCATATAAGAATTTTTCAGACATTACCAGTGATGTTACGGTAGCAACAGCATTAAAAAATACATATATTGACATTGATAAAGTCGAACTGTGGGTAGGCGGACTAGCAGAAAATCGTTATCCTGGTGCAATGGTAGGTCAAACATTCCATAAAATTATATCCGATCAATTTGTTAAAATAAGAGACGGCGATAATTTGTACTGGGAAAATCAAAAATGGCCTACTGAGGAATATAACTGGGTTGCTGGCACATCTTTATCTGATATAATTCTACGTAATACCGATACTATTAAACTACAAAAAGATGCGTTTGTAGCAGTAGAACGTGCAGATTTATTTAATCCAACATTTGATTTAGCTACTGCAAGATCATTTCCAACTACTATAACAAATCCAACACTTCCTACATTTAAAATAATTTCAGGCAAACTTCCTGAAGGATTAGTACTCAATGGAGCATTTATTGCGGGTAATCCATACAATGTTGCTAGAACTACTAAATTTACATTTTGTATTAGAGCACAATTAGGTACTGAAATTTCTGATAGAACGTTTAATATTGTTGTAAATGGTGGCCAACTACCAACAATTGTTACTCCAAGCGGATTACTTCCTGTTGGTGTGCGAGGGCAAAAATTTGCATTAGGAAAAACTGTAATAAATTATCAACTTAATGCGTTTGATCCTGACAACGAACCACTAACATATTTTATTAGTTCAGGTGATGGCAAATTGCCGCCTGGTGTAACCCTACTACCGAATGGTTTACTGACTGGTATTGTATCACCGGTTCCTAGTGTTGAAGTACGCACATCGGGAGATGGTACATTTGACAATTCTTTTTATGATGCATCATATTATGATTTTGGCTTGAGAAGCTCGAGCGGTTATGACAGTTATATATTCGATACTGCTATTTTTGATTACAGCTCTCCAACCAAACCTCCAAAAAGTTTAAATCAAACTTACGAATTCTTAGTAAGTGTTTCAACGGGTAGTGTTATTGTAAAACGTAAATTTTCCATCTTTGTCATAGGCGAAGAAAGTTTCCGTTCAGATTATACACAAATTACAGACGACAGCGAATTATTTACAGCAGACGTTACATATCTAAAAGAACCAATATGGATTACCAATAATAATTTAGGTGCATGTAGAGCTGATAACTATGTTACATTTGCATTGGAATGTTTAGATATAGTTGATAGTTATCCGATAATTTTTACTATTGATAGCGAAGAAAACTTGCCCCCAGGGTTAACATTTAATCCAGTAGGGAATATTGTATACCTAGCTGGCCGTATTCCATTTCAACCATCTATTGCAAAAACATATACTTTTACAATTACTGCTTCTAGAAAAGGTGATGACGTACAACCTGCGGTCTCTACTAGAACTTTTACACTACGAATTATTGGTCAAATAGACAACACTATTGTTTGGTCTAGTCCTTCTAACCTGGGCGAAATTGCGGCCAACTTTGTTTCAGATTTGCAAATAGTTGCAGGATCCAGTACTGATTCAAATTTAATTTACACTATATCGGACGGTAGTTTGCCGCCAGGACTAACGCTGGCCAGTGACGGAGAAATTACTGGCAAGGTTAGTCAATTTGGTAGTGCTAACGTATCTAGAACTACAACTATCGATAACGGAGTATTTACTTTAGATCTTGGCTTTACTACGGTAGACAACACTCATCAATACGATATTATTGGTAAGAGAGGACTTATAATATTTGACAGCAATTCTACCCTATTCAGTATAGACAAAGGATCAACAACTTTTGACAGGGGATATAAATTTACAGTGCTAGTAAAAGATCAGTTTGGCTTAACCAGCAGTACCAGAAATTTTTTAATAACTGTAACTACTCCAAATCAGAAATTATACAGTAATTTAAAAACTCAACCATTCTTAGATCAAATACAAAGATCAAATTTTAGAAAATTCATCACGGACACTAATATTTTTACAACTTCAAGTATTTTTAGACCCGGCGATTTAAACTTTGGAGTTAGTAAAGATCTTTCAATGTTGATTTATGCTGGAATAGAAACAGCACAATCTGCTAAATTTTTAGGTGCGATGGGGTTGAACAACAAGCGCAAACGTTTCCATTTTGGAGAAGTTAAAAAAGCACTTGCTATAAAAGACGGAACAACTGTATATGAAGTTATATATGTGGAAATAATCGACCCGCTGGAGCCCAACGGTGTTGCACCTTCACAATTTATCACTAATAATGTAAGAGATCGTTATAAGTTAACTAGTGATATCAGCGATGCAATTTGGACAGATCCTAGTAATTTGTCTGTTATGAATTTGTCAGAATCGTGGCTAGATAGACCTATTAACAGCGTGACCATTGATAGTACAGGATATAATATTTCGGATAATTCTCCTAAAAAGCATTATATAAACAGCGTAACAAACTGGAGAAATAATCTTGCAGATACCGGAGACACTGAAAGAAACTATCTTCCTTTATGGATGCGAAGTATACAGCCGGGCGAAAAGCAACAATTAGGATTTAAATTAGCTGTTCCGTTGTGTTATTGTAAACCGGGAACTGCTGATGATATAATGATAAACATAAAATACAGTGGATTTGACTTTAAATCCCTGGATTATACCGCAGATCGCTATATTATAGATTCCGTTACCGGATATTCTAGCGATAAATATCTTGTGTTTAAGAATCACAGTACCATAGTGTAACGAACGATAAATACACAGTAAATATATAGGATGATAGTATGCCAAACCCAACCGCAAGTTTAATCAACTTTGGCTCAGTAGATGCCACATACCCTGTCGCAGGGCAGGACAATAATAGCCAAGGTTTTAGAGATAACTTTGGTGTTATTAAAACAGGACTAGGTCAAGCCAGTACTGAAATTACCGCACTTCAAAACAATGCGGCATTTAAGAATTCGGCTAACGACTTTGGTCAAAATGTTCTTTCAAATGCTGTTATTAAAACATTTTATGGTGCGTCTTTAGATTTAGGTACTGTTGTTACTAATACAGATATTAGTTTAACTAACGGCCCATTGCAAAGCGTCACACTTGCTACTAACGCTACGTTGACATTTAAAAATTGGCCGACAACTGGCAAATATGCGGCTGTACGTGTAATGCTATACAGCGACCAAACTGCTGTTCGTATTCCTAGCTTCTCAACAGAAAATGCAGGTACCATTCGTTATGATGTTGCTTTCCCAACATTACCAAATAGTCCAAGTACAAAAGGTATTACAGTTGGCGGAGAAAGCCTGGCAACTGCGGTGGTTGGAAGTCCAGGTACAGGATACACCAGTGCGGCCACTGTTGTATTCAGCGGCGGCGGCTTACAAACAAACGGTAGCCAAGCTATTGGTACGGCTAGCTATACTTGTGTAAGTGCTACAATCCAAGGTGGTTATTCGGGTAATGGTTATAAACTAAACGATCAAATTATTGTTAATGCAAACACTGGTATTATTTTACAAGTTAGTGCATTGAATCAAACATTTACTGCTAACACAACAAACACGCAAGCTAACTTAACTAACGTCACAGATTTTAGAAATATTGTGGCAAACTTGCCGATTACAGGCGCTGGTATTCCTCCAGGCACTACAGTACTATCATTTAGTGCAAGTGCAGGTACAATCACTATGAGTGCAAATGCTCAAGCAACTGCAAGTGGTGTTACTATAACATTTACAACAGCAGATAATACCGGCCCAATTGGTGGCTTAATTGTTATCTCAGGCGGAACATTATCATTACCATTAGGAACTAGTTCGTATTCAACAAGTCCATTAATTGGTATTGGTGTTGGCGCCCGTGTTGTTATGACATTTGGAGTTGGCGCAATTAATGTTACTAACTTTGGTGACGGATATACTAGTAGTCCAAGCGTGTCATTTAATCCAACTGGCGGTGGTTCAAATACAACTGTTGTTACAACAATTACAGCACTAACGGGTGATAATCCAAAAGTTATTGAAGCATGGACACGTGATGCAGGTGCTAACGTCTATCTTCGTTATATCGGCGAATATAACTAATGCATCCACTAGTCGGTGATTTATCTGGATTAAAAGATCAAGAAGTTCATAGTAAGATTAGCGATCTTACTAAAAAGTATTTTATGACTCGTAATCCAGATATTCAAAGACAAATTGCCAATGTATTAGATGAGTTACGCATTGAACTTGGCGAACGCAATCGCCGAATGATTGAGCAACAAATGAAAGATAAAAACCTTGACAATCTAATCAAGCTCAGTTAAAATATAGGCTATGCGCCTAGACAAGTATTCCAATCCTGTATTCAACGAACAAGATATTTTTGATGCTTTATATCAAAGCCATCGATTTGATGTCAACGACACCATGCTTGTTGAACGAACAGACGAAATTAAAAATTTAGAAACCCAACTGGGGTTCAAATTCCTAGAACCTTACGAAACTCATTTTGAAGTAAATGACTACGATGCGGCTTGCCAAAGTAATTGGAGTATGCCAGATGAGTATAAAACCTTAGATATCGAAGCGTGGATATGGGAACAAACTCCGCCATGGGATCCGCAACACACTAGAGTAACCGAAGAATTGGCCGCGTTTAAAGAACGCAACATGATGGATTTATTGCGATGGCTCAAGTACTTTGTAGATACTATGCAGGCAAATAATGTAGTTTGGGGTGTAGGCAGAGGTTCGAGTGTTGCCAGTTATGTGCTGTATTTGATAGGCGTACACAAAATAGACAGTATCAAATATAATTTAGACTGGCAGGAATTTTTAAGATAACATGCAAAAGCACCATATGAATTCGTTTTATCTGGTAGATAAGATAGAACAACATACAGTAATTAAAGATAAGATATTGAGTCTTATCCAAGATTTACCATTAGAGCCGCCGCGTCCAGTAGACTGGGACCATACAGCCGACCGAGTAAGCAAAGTAGATTGGCGTGATAGTGAAAATATGGATAGATCGTGGGCTAAATTATTTTATCCGATACTTCGAAGAAAACTACAACAGATGATGCACAATGTAGGCTATACCGGAGTTAATATAGGAAATTTGTGGTTTCAACAGTATATAAAAAGCGATTTTCATAAATGGCATTGTCATGGAGAAACATGGGTGGGAATTTATTACTTGGAATTAGATACTGCTAGTCCTATTACAGAAATACGGGACCCATTGTCAAGAGAAAATATAATCACGCCCGATGTAGTAGAAGGAGATATTATTTTATTTCCCAGCTATGTTATTCATAGGGCGCCGGAAATACATTCAGATATTCGCAAAACTATTATTTCTTTCAATTTTACCTGTGGCAATATTGATTGACATAAATTTATACTAGCAGGAATTACGTAGATAAGTAATACTATAATCCAGGAGATTAATATGGGAATGAAAGAACAACCAAAAAAAGTTTATCGTACAATGCAAGGCAAAGAGATTGATATGGGTAAACTGATTAACCAAAACGAAATGACTATTGCTGTTGGCAATATGCGAGTCAATGCCCGTGGCGACAAATTAGGGGCAGGCGGTGCAATTATTAAAACACGCGAAGAATTGTTAGCTGAAAAACAGCAAGCGAATGATCCATCGGGCGGTGTATGAGTTTAGCAATTAAAGCAGGTTTATCTAGTAAAATAACAGGAAAGCTCATCCCAATTCGTGACAATGTTTTGGTCACAGATATGAATTTTGATGCCCGAGTATCCAAAGGCGGTATTGTACTTCCTAGCGATGATGGTAAATCAGAAGGTGTTAGACATCGATGGGGTCGTGTTTGGGCGATTGGTCCTGAACAAAAAGATGTAAAAGTTGGCGAATGGATCTTACTTGAACATGGGCGATGGACCCGTGGGGTTATTGTTGTGGAGGAAGATGGTACTGAGCTTACTATCAGACGTGCTGACATCAAAGCTATTTTGGTCGTTAGTGAAGAGCCTCCTGCCGAAGATACTTTTGGTGTTCATGGGCAGGTTACTCATCAAACATTTGATCCAAGTACGTTTAGTCGACCAAGCTTCGAACAATAAATTTTGAAATTGAGCAACAGGGCTATTGACTAGCCCTGTTTTCACCTGTATAATAAAGATTATTGGAGGAATATTATGAGCACACATCAAGAAGCTGTAAACGATATTAAAAAAGCAAAAAGTGTTTTAGATGCAGAACCAGCAAGCGCACCTAACAAGTTTTTTACGCATACCAGTGTTAGCATGATCAAGAGTGTATTTAGAATTGCGGCTGGTTTGGCACTTGCAGGTGGCGGTTGGTTAGAAATGAACCCATACATTCAAGCCGCTGGCTTGTTGTTAGTTCTAGCAGAAGTATTGGGCATTGCAGAGGAACTAGTATGAACGATGCCAAATTGCAACGCTTGTACGACACATTTTTAGAATTTGCAGATCACATGTGCGCAGAACATGGCGCTATGGAAGTAGCGGCTATTATGATGGCACAGGCGTTGACCATTTATAAAAGTGCTATGAGTGAAGAAGATTACAACCGAATGGTTGATAATATTTCATCAAGTAGAGACAAAGTTAAAACATTTCAAAGGCCAGTAATACAATGATCGAATTATGGGTAGAAAAATATCGTCCAGGCACCATTGACGGATATGTGTGGCGTGATGGCGGGCAAAAACGTCAAGTGGAAAGCTGGATCAAAGACAAAAGTATTCCACACTTGTTACTAAGTGGTCCTCCAGGCATTGGCAAAACTACCATGGCCAAGATGTTGGTTAATGAAATTGGCATCGAAGAAGCTGATGTGCTTGAGGTTAATGCGTCACGTGAAACTGGTATTGATTTTATACGTAATAAGATTGTTCCGTTTATCAGTAGCATTGCTTGGGGTCCGTTCAAAGTTGTATTGCTGGACGAAGCAGATCGACTTAGTCCGCAAGCACAAGACTCGCTCAAAGGCATTGTTGAAGAATACAGTAGCTTTGCCCGTTTTATTCTTACTTGTAATAATCCCAACATGGTAGTGCCGGCATTGCACAGTCGTTGTCAACAGTTTCATTTTACTAAACTAGACCAAACAGAATTTACAGCACGTTCGGCCACAATCCTAGTGGAAGAAAATATTGAGTTTGATCTGGAAACATTGGATTTGTATGTGAGTGCAACCTACCCAGACTTGCGTAAATGTATTAACATGCTACAACAAAATACCAGTGAAGGTGCGCTACATGCTCCTCATAAGGAAGATGCAAACAGTTTAGATTACAAGTTTGAAATGGTCGAATTGTTTAAAAAGGGCAAGATTAGCGAAGCACGTAAACTGCTATGTGGCAAAGCTAGACCGGAAGAAATGAGTGATATTTTTCGTTGGTTGTATGACAACGTTGAAATATTTGGTGATGAGCCAAAACAATTCAAAGCAGTTCATATTATCAAACAAGGCATGATTGATCATACACTTGTAATGGATCCAGAGATTAATTTGTCGTCGGTATTGATTAGACTCACTACCATATGAAGGACAAATTCATAATTGCCTACATGGATGTGGCTGAAAGATTTGCAGAATTAAGTTCAGCAAAGCGATTGCATGTGGGTGCTATTGTAGTCAAGGACGACCGTATTATTAGCATAGGCTACAATGGTATGCCTAGCGGTTGGAATAATGACTGCGAAGATGTTATTCAACATAGTGACGATACTATCACACTTAAAAGTAAACCTGAGGTACTTCATGCTGAAACTAACGCAATTGCCAAGTTGGCTAAATCTAACGAATCTGGTATGGGTGCTACTATGTTTATTACCCATGCTCCATGTTTGGACTGTGCCAAACTTATCTACCAAAGTGGTATTGGCAGTGTTCTATATAGGAACTCTTATAGGGATACTAGTGGTGTCACGTTTCTTGAAAAATCGGGTATACCAGTAACACAGATATAAAAATAGGGGCAACAACGCCCCTATTCTTTTGACGTTGGTTTAATCACCGTACAGCGATAACACCTCCTTAACTGCATTGTGACGTTCAATATCTTTGTGGTCAAATTGCACAATGTCAATATGTTTTAGTGTCTTGCTGGTCAATAAGCCGCAAAAGTTCACTAATCCATTATCATTGACACGATCTGCTTGCGCCAAATCTCCTGTCACTACCATCTTAGACCCTTCTCCCAATCGGGTCAGTAGCATTTTCATTTGATTGATTGTCGCATTTTGCATTTCATCTGCAATAATATAGGCATTCTTGAATGTGCGTCCACGCATGTAAGCTAGCGGACTTATTTCTATCACTCCTTCTTCTAACATCTTAGCGATGTCTTTGGTTTGATAATATTCACCGAGAACATCAAATATAGGTCTTGTCCAGGGTGCCATTTTTTCATTTAGCGTGCCTGGTAAAAATCCTAGATCCTCGTCCACGGAAACGGCGGGTCTTGTAACAATGATCTTATCAACTAAACCTTCCTGAAACTGCTTGATACCATTCTGCACAGCCAGCATGGTTTTGCCCGTGCCTGCTGGGCCAATAGCCAAGACGATACTTTTGGTCTCATCCTGTAACTTTTGGAGGTATGTTTGTTGGT